AGTGAAGGATTTAAAACCCTTGATGAAGGACAGGACGTAGAGTTCTCAATTGAGAATACAGATAAGGGACTGCAAGCTAACGAAGTATTAGTATTATAGCCTATATATGACTTATTATTATACCCTTGACAAAAATGCAAGGGTATGATATAATCTTTACTTAAATGAGAAAAGGAATAAAAATGACAATACCTCAAGAACATATAAAAATGTTAAATAGTATTAATTCTGCAACTCAAAGAGCAGGATTAGGAGATTTATTGGCAGAAATAGAATCTAAAGCAGGTGGGGGAGATATTAAAAAAACACTGAATGCATTTAGAGAAGAATTAGACGAAATTTTAGAATTGATTAACGGAGTAGAAAGTAAAGTTAATACATTGAGTTCAGAAGATAAATATTCTAGTTCCATTAGAAATTTAGAAAATTCATTATCTGCCCTTACTTCGAAATTAGATAAACATATTACTTCAACAAAAGTTGTTTCTGTGCCAGTTCCACCAGCACCACCTGTTGAATAATATTTATGGGGTGCCCGAACCGTCTGGAAACTCTTGCTCCGCAAATTATTGTATATTTTATTGGGGCGGGTTATAAAAACCAGGCGAGTCGTTTGTAAAGTTCTCTCGTTTAGAGAGGGAACAACCAGAGAGAACTTTACTACCTTGGATAGGTGTACTTGGTTGCATACTAGCATTGGAAGCTAGAGGTAGCAGATTCGATCTCTGCATCCGAGACTTTATGCTCTTATAGTTTAGTGGCAGAACATAATTTTTGTAAAATTATCGCGATAGTTCGATTCTATCTAGGAGCTCAATATTCTATATCTCATTTACACAAGAATCAAAGGAGTAACACTTGAAAGAAAGCATATTTTTAGATTGTTTAAACACAAAAAAGAGAAGCGGGGGAATAAAGCCGTTCTGGGGAACATTATTTAAAAAATATGCCTCAGAGGGATATAAGGATAAAGAACATCTAAGATGTGATTTTAAGAATGAGCGTAAACGTAGGGGGATGCTTGGAAAACATAAGTTTGAAACAATGGGTAATGGACCAAGAGTAGGGGTATGTGATATTGAAACACTTCCTGGGCTTGGTTATTTTTGGGGATTATGGGACCAGAATATTGGTCTTGAACAAATAGTTTCCGATCCATGCTTATTAAGTTGGGCGGGAAAATATCTTAATGAGTCTAAAATGTTTTCTGATATTTTAACTCCTAAAGAATCAATCAATCGAGATGATAAAAGAATTGCTAAATCAATTTGGGATTTTTTACAATCATGCGATGTGGTTATTGGACATAACTTTGATGGGTTTGATAATAAACTTATAAATAGTGCTTTTCTTTTATATGATTTACCTCCATTAAAATTTACTGTTGTTGATACATTAAAAATAGCAAGACAAAATTTTAAATTTTTGTCTAATAAACTGAAATTTATTAATCAAAAATTAGGCATTAAACAAAAAATTGAAAATGATGGATTCTCTCTTTGGAAAAAATGTAGTGATGGGGATTCAGAAGCATTACAAATTATGTTAGATTATAATATAGGAGATATTTTCTCGACAGAGGAATTATTTTATAAGATAAGACCTTATGTGAGAAACTTTAACGTGGCTCTCTACAATGAGATAACAGAGCTCCAATGTCCTGTGTGCGGAAGCATGAATCTAAAATCAGAAGGGTTTAATTATACTCCTGCGGGCAAGCGAGAATCGATGAGATGTTTGGATTGTAAATGCATTTCCCGCAAAAAAGAAAATTTATTAGATAAAGAAAAACGTAAAAGTTTATTGACAAATAGTAAATAAACAAATTAAATAAAATACTAAAGAATAGGCTATAAAATTATAGTCTATTTTTTATTTAAAAAGAGGTTACTGTGGCAAGATCTAAAAGAGTAGAAAAAGAAGATAAAAAAAAGTATTATTGTCGAAAATGCATGGATTATAAGACAGATATACATTTTTATAAAGCCACAGATTTTTTCTTAGATAGTAATGGATTTATGAGTATTTGTAAAGAATGTATAGAAGATATTTATAATTCATTTTTTGTTACCGAAGGAACGATGGAAAAAACAATATTGCGTATGTGTAAAATATTGAATATTAGATACGATGAATCTGCTATAGAATCTACAAAGAGACATATGCAAACTTACGAAGAACGTGGAACCGAGTTGGGGAATATTTTTGGTATTTATAAATCAAAACTTGGCGCTCAACAATCTACCCAAATAGGTAGTAGAAATACTGATGAAGATTTAACTTATGTTGAACCATCTTTAAAGGTTATTGAATCTATTCCTATAAAAGAAATTCCAGATATTGAATACTATGAAGATACTTGGGGAAAATCTGATAAATTTACTATTGATGATTATGAATATCTTGAAACTGAATTTTCTCGATGGAAGAGAACTACAAAATGTGATACTCAACCAGAAATAGTTCTTGTGAGAGAAATATGTCATATTCAAAATGAAATCCGTAAAGCAAGAATAGAAGGAACTTCTTATAGTAATTTAGTAAAACAATTACAGGAAGTGATGAAAAATTCGGCTCTTACTCCTGCATTACAAAATGCGGTTGATAGTAATAAATTTGCCGATTCTTTTGGGGTATGGATAAAAGACATTGAAAATAAAACTCCTGCCGAATGGTGGAAAGATCAAACAAAATATAAAGATATGGACGGAATAGAAGAAGATAGAAAGGATATTTTAAGGTCAATTCGGAACTTCATTGTAGGTTCGCGCGATTTTAATACCGTAGAACTAGAAGCAATTGGAATGTCCGAAGAAATAGAAGAAGGAGAATAAAATGTAATGACTTCTTACAAAAATTTTAAAAATCAAAAGCAAAGAGATGCAGAAGGACAGGATATCTTTAAAAAACCCAACTCGACTATAAAAGAAGTTGATATAAGCAAGGTGAGAAGGGATAAATTAATTGACTGGATCACTCTGTATCGAAGGAATATCCACTTGTTCATATTTCACTACTTTGGTATAAAGTTGCATCCTTATCAAGTATTGTTGGTTTATCTTATGAGTATCAGTGATTCCTTTGTGGCAATTTGTAGCCGTGCGGTTGGTAAAAATAAAAAGTATAGATTTAAAACATTCAATGTATAAATATAAACACGATAGAGATTATTTTAAGGAAATAGATACAAAAGAAAAGGCATATTGGCTTGGATTTATTTATGCTGATGGATCATTATATAAAAGAAACAAAAAAGAAGGATGGGAAGGCTATAATTTTGAACTTTCCCTGAAAGAAAAAGATAAGGGGCATATAATAAAATTTGCAAAAGCAATTGATTGCGATGTTCCAATAAAAAAAAGAAAATCAGAATTAAAAAATTATGGAACTTTTTATAGTAGCAGATTAATGTTTTATTGTGATGATTTTGCAAAAAACTTGATAAAAGTAGGATGTTCTGAAAATAAATCTCTTTTATTAGAATTTCCTGGAGAAGATATTTTAAAATATAATCTTTATTCTGATTTTATTAGAGGATATTTTGATGGAGATGGATGTATTTATTATGGTTATAAACCTTCTAATAAACAAGTTTCTTGTTCTTTTTCAATAGTTGGTACATCAGATATGCTTGATAATATTATAAAAATATTGAGCAAAGAGTTAAATATAAATATTCCAAAAACGTATTGTTGTGGAAATAATTTTCAAATTTGGTGGTATGGATTTGAAAATTGTAAAAAACTTTATTTGTATTTATATAAAAAGGATTGTGTTTATTTAGAAAGTAAAAAATCTATATTTGATAAAGTATTTGCCCATAAATATGGTGACATGTTTATTGCAGTGGATAAAAACGAAGAAAGCTGAGATGCCAACATCGTGCTAATCTTTTAGATTGCGAAAGGCTAAAAGACAGTGTAACGCATAGAGAGTGAATAAATATAATCTCTCCAAGAGTGTCCGCCATCTTTGTAAAAAGATGAAAATATATGCTGAACTTATAGAAATTCAACTATAAGAACATAGGGATAAAAAACCTTATGGATAACATAATTGAAAACATGGCTAGTAGGAGTATTTGCATGTGCAAAAGCGGTTTTATATCCCAATAGTGAAATAGTTGTTGTTAGTTCAACAAAACAACAGGCTGGTATTATTGTTAGTGATAAAATTACTAGTCTTCGCAATGATTATCCTAATCTTGCAAGAGAAATTAAAAAACTTACAGAAAATATGAATAAATGGCAAGTTGATTTTTATAATGGAAGTGTAATAAAAATTGTTGCTAGCCGAGATTCTAGTAGAGGTAAGCGTAGTACATTTACAATTTATGAAGAATTCAGATTAATTGACAAGAAAGTTTTGGATGCAGTTATCAGACCTTTTGCATATATTAGACAGGCACCTTATTTAAAAAACCCTAAATATGCGCATTTAGGAGAAGAGCCAAAAGAAGTATTTATTTCAAGTGCCTATCGTAAATATATGTGGTGGTTTGATGAAACGAAAAAAAATATAGTTGCAATGTTAAAGGGTGATAATGCCGGATTTGTTGCTATAGATTTTTCAGTTGCAATTAGGCATCATATAAAAACAGCAAGACAAATCAAGAATGAAATATCTAAAATGGACGAGATAACCGCCCAAGAAGAAATATTCAATATTCCTTATGGTGAAAATTCTGATGCCTATTTTAAATTAGAAATGTTCGATAGAGCAAGAACAATAAAAAAGGCATTCTATCCTCAAAGAATGGAAACATATAATTTTAAAAAAAATCCTTACGCCATTAAAAAGGCAGAGGGCGAAATAAGGCTTATATCTTGTGATGTTGCACAAAAAGCTGGTAAAAGCAATGACTTGTCTGCGACAGGATGTTTAAGATTGATGCCTACGCGTAGAGGATACATGATAGATTTAGTCTACATGGAAACTTTCTCTGGAGTAGATTCTATTTCTCAGAGTGCAAGGATTAAGCAATTATACTATGCTTTTGATGCAGATATATTAGTATTAGATGTTGGTACGGGTGGGGGTGGTCTTCCTATGTATGATCAATTAGGACAAATCACAACTGATTCAGAAAGCGGTACAGAATGGCCTGCTTGGACTATTGTGCCAGATGCAACAATTAGCAATGATGATTATGAAGAATTATCTAAGCGTACTTTAGGAGTTGGTGCTGTACAAAATATATATCCAATATCTGCATCTGCTAAATTAAATTCAATTATGGCAGTACAAATGAGAGATAAACTTCAAAAAAGAATGTTCGGATTTTTAGTGGATGAAATGTCCGCCGAAGATTATTTGATGAAATCTTCATATCAAAAAGAATATTTAGATCAAAATGATTCAACGGCGAGAAGTTGGTTTTTAGCACCATATGTACAAACTTCATTGCTTATCAATGAATGTATTAATTTATCAATGACAGTAAGTATAGGGAATATTAAACTAACAGAAATACCAGGAAGTCGAAAAGATAGATTTAGTAGTTTATTATATGGAACACATTATGCTTCAATATTAGATCAAGAACTTCTTAAAGAAGATAATTATGATCCTTCTGAAGAAATGATGTCTTTAGTCCAATCCGTTTAATTCCTCGTGAAAGGAGGATATTTTGAAAGAAGAACAAAATAACATTCTAGAACAAGAAGAAGATCAAGAAGAAATATTAATCTCGGCAGAAAACACAAAATA